CTTTTCTTCTTTCACATTTGTATCTCCTTTCTTTTTGTTTAAACCAAGTCCACAACCATCTTCCACAGAACATGCACCTGTCCCGCCGGGCAGGAGAGCCAAATGATCCGGTCTGTGATTAATTGCCATAGCCTTATATTCTTCATTATTCCATGTTCCTTCTTCTTCTATTTCTTCTGTAAATACACCCACACTCACTTCTATTACCTCTGATTCTCTGATACTGGCTAATGTAACGGATGATACTTGTCTTAAAGCATCTTCATTAAGCCAAACCTCTGCTTTGAGCTTATCACCGTCTACATAGGTGTTATACACCCTTCCTACGGTCCTTGTATCAATTACATCCGGAGAATTTGCAGAAATATTACGTCCATCCACACTTGGGTGGTCTATTACTACGGGTATACCATTCCAGGATTCTGGAAATTTACCTAGTTCTGCAATAGAATGAAATAAAGGACCTGCACTTCCACTATGTACACCCTCTACCATCATTATTACTGGTATCACTAAATGATTTGCTCCCTGATGTTCCTTTTCCTCTATGGTGTATGCAATGGCAGTCTGTAGATAAAAATTAATTTTTGAAGTATCTGTAATTGTATTTTCCATGGTTATTTATTTATATTTTTCTAATTCTTTTATCGCTGGAAGCCAACAACAGCGGCAGAGCGGGTGAACGGGAATTATTCCTGAAGCATCTTCTATTGTAAAAATCTTTCCTTCTAAATGCAAACAACGAGAACATGTCCTATCATCATTTGCCGAAGAAAATTCCACTTCTGCCATAATTTCCAAAACTCTCCAATTCTTAAATTCTTGCAATTGTGCTTCTGCATGTGCCCTGATCACCTCGGTTCTAGCTAACAATGATGCCCTTCTCATTGGTGAAATATATCTCCCTAAACTATCTGTTAATCCTAATTCCCCAACTCCTTTACCACTTATACTAGCTACCAACTTCCTTGCCAGTAAAGCAGGTCCATCACCGTCTAGCATCCCTTGTGAGAGCACTCTACTAATAATCTGAGACATAGCATCCGTAATACCTTTAAGCTCGTTATACACTCTTATATAGAGTAACCCGACCCTATCCATATGAAATGGATTCCTCATTACTGTTTCAATTCCACCTGACTCCTCAATTGTTGGAACATCATATCCTGCTTTAATTAATTCATACCTTGCACGAATCACACCTCTTTTGTAGGAATCATAAACATACATATTCATCCAAGCAGCATTTATAGACGATCCTAATTGTTCGGCAATCTGCACTTCCAACAATCCCTTATCTATTTGCTCCTGTATCCACTTCATAAAAGCCTTTACTTTATCGGCACTTGTAGCAAAGGCAAAGGCTCCCGGTTCCGGAGTATATAATTTAAACACTTGGAATGTAACTGGATTCAAACCAAACACATCATTAGTACCAACAGCTTTCTTTATTGCTACTAAAAGTTCTACAAATTTCCTTTTCATTGCTGCATCAAACGCATTGCGAAGACTAGTTGTCCTAGTAGGGTCTACTTGGTTATGAACAGCAATTGAATGTGTGCAGGTATTAGTCATCCTTTGTTTCTTTCTTTTCTGGTTCTTCTTTTTCAGGAGTAGGTGTAACAATCTCTCTGATTTCTTCCATCATTGCCTTTTCTTCTTCACTCAGCCCTTCATCCCTTATCTTATTGATTTGTTCAATCTGGTCAGCTGAGAATCCCAAGAATTCCTTCATAAAGGCTTTTGGTGGTATAACTGACTCTGCCATTGGGTTTGACATATACTCACGCAATGCAGTTGCTCTACCTTTTCCAATCTCCACTCTTTCCTTCTCACTAATAGAGAATAGATCAAGCCACTTAAGTTTATAAGTTTCTTTTGGTTTTGGTAAAATACCAAGTTCAATTAACCTATCAATCAAAGGTCTTATAATATCTGGTTCAGCGTGATCCTCCCTACGCGCCTGTACAAACGTCTTCCACTCACCACTATCCTGAGCACTGGATAGTTCACCTCGTTCACTTCCGGTTAATATCCTCTTTGGTATTCCAGTTACTGCAGATATCATTTGTAATTGCACATCTACGTGATTATGTGGGTCTGCTATTTGTTGGGCGAGTGCCTGTAAATCGACACCTTCATTTACAATGATTCTACGAAGATTGTTTTCATATTCATCAACCTGTTCTTTTAAATCATCTTTAGCATCATCAGTCATTTGATAATCTTGGTCGACTTTACCCTGATACCCTGGACGAGCACCTCTCCAAAACATCTCTGCATCTCCTCCTACCAACTTCTCTAAATCCATTAATCGATTAAATACAGCCTCAAGACGAGGAATACCAAGCACTTCAGATTCCAATGCATCATCTAAAATATGAAGCATTCTTGAATGATGCACTTTTACAACAGAAGAAGCCTTACTAGCCATATCTAAAACCTCTACATCATAAAGTAAAGGAAGACCATACCTTTCATTATTCGGATCATCTTCATATGTTGAAATTTTAGCATTACTTTCACCAAACGGTTTGAGATACATTAATTTCCTTTTCCCTATCTTTATTGGTTTCTCAAAATCCTCTGTCTGCTTTACATCATCTAAACCTAAAAGAAGTACTCCATATCGTCCAATGCCGGTTAATCTGTCAACCCGCGTTAATTTGGTAGCAATTTTAAGCTTCAAATTTAATTTCTTCCATTCCTTTTCAAATGGAGTTACTTCAGCATCATCAGTTTCAATAACTTCTAAGTCTCCTTGCCAAGTGGCCTTAACTGGACGATCAATGATGGCTTTTGCTATGTCCTGCCTTGTGTAGCGTGCTGTATAATCATCATAAGTTAATTCAGTTGGGTACCCTAACGCTTGATAAATATCACGATCCCCACCATATTGCTGACCTAAAGACGCAGCTAAATTATTTCTAGTAACAAGCATAGATAAAGTATGCATATCACTTGTTGATAGATTTTGTATTTTCTTTTTAGCCTTTTCCATATCTATTTATTTAATTCTACTCATCTTTTAATGCGGGCCGTCTGCTTGCCCTATTTAGTAATTATTTTTTAATTATCTTCTCATCACTTCCAAACATAGGCTTTCCGTCTGAGCCTATAAATACCCCTGATAATTTCGTTTTAAATGTTTCTTCTGACCCATAAGCTGTACCTTCCTCATTGATTGCGTAAGCCCTAACATAATAAGTTTCGTTAGGTGTTAAGTTTGTCATTGAACTTGAATAAGTACCTGCCCCGCTACCCTCCTCTGTCTTGTCATTAGCTGTCGTGGGTGTTGCGCTGGTGCTCCAACATATACCTTTTTGACTAACCGTACCGCCACCATCGTCTGTGTTATTACCTAATACATTAGCTGTGGTGGTGCTAATGTTATATATCTGCCCTGTCACAACGGTAGGAACAACGGCAGGGCTTTGTGCGCCATATTCAACCGCTCCCATATCAGGGGCTGCACCATTATATACAGCTACATAATCAACCGAGTCAGTCAATGGGATAATAATTCCTGCATCTATTAAATCAGAAGTAGAAGCAAGTGTAAAGGGATTTGTAGGCAATGAGCCATCTGCGTTTCTTGATGCCCTAAACATGGTATCTAATGTAGTAGAATCTACCCCATATAAAAAGTCAGCAGCCGTAACCGTTACCGTATCTGTAAATGGCTCTACCCATTGACGCTCATACGATCTGTTTGTATAATCCCATGTATTATGACTTTGTGGATAAATATTATCAGGGTAATCAGATGTGTCAACTTCCATTAAAGCATTATATGGAGACACGCTGCCGCCCCAAGCTGTACGAGCATCCCATGAAACATTATTTCTAAATTTGGCTAGTACAAAAGACTCAAAACTTGGCTGCCCATGATTAAAGTTTATATTATTAGAGTATGCTGTGTTATTCGCATATATACCCGTATTAGTAGTTATTCCTATAAAGCCACTACCGCAAAACATGGCAATACAATTCGTTACTTCTATCGTTCTATTTGGAACTGTATCATAATAACCGCTTCCTAAAGTACCATATCCTAATCCTACCTTAAATCCATTACGTTCTGTTTCCCATAAACCTAAAGGGTCTCTATATTTGTTTGTAGCCATTGCCCAACTATTCCTTATTACTCTTAATCCACCATTAAGTCCATCAGAGTTCCATCCATCATCTGAATAATGCCACGCCCTACATCCTTCCCAATAAAAGTAATTTCCTTTATATGTAACTGTATGCCACGCATCAGCTCCATTACCAAATTCAGTACCTAATGAATCACATAAATCATAAGCATCACAATTTATAAAACGTGTAGTGTCTTCAGTAGTGTCCCAATATCCACCATCGGCAGCTTCATATATAGTGCCATCAAGCACTATTGACTTCCACGCACCACTACGAACGTAAAAACCTCTCTGCCCCACATTGTGTAGTATAACATGATCGAATGTTAAATTTATACTCCAAGCAGATGAAATACCCCCATCCAAGGCATTATCACATTGAAAGACATTCCTAACTTCAAAATTCTTAAAAACAACATGCTCCACATACTCAATAGCCATTCCCTTGTTGTAAATTGTATTACCATTATTTGCTGGCTCCCATTCGCAATTATTGGAAGCATCAAATATTGCCCACTCATCAGGATAGCTCATATATACGATTGGGTTTTCACTGGTTCCGCTATTACCAACAGGCCCACCATCGGCAGCAGCTCTTCCGGGGCTTAATGTTGAAATACCATCAGAATAATAAACCCCATCTCTGAAATATACTGAATCTCCTGCATCGGCAACTTGAAACGCTCTTTGAAGAGTTCTCCAAGGACTTCCTATGGCTCCTGAATGAGTATCATCTCCATCTGGATCAACATAATAAGGACTAGACCCAATAGCAGTAGTAGTTTTTAGTGATATACTATCAATACTATATGTCCCACCCCAATCATACCCATGAAATCTCAAGCCACCATCCCCCACGTCTGCTGGAGTTGTAAATATAATTGTATGCATTTTATCTTCACGGTAATAACTGCCAGGAACATATTCAGCCCCATTTGTACTTTTAACAGTGAAGTATGCTTGATCGGTATATGGGATGCGGTCGCAGTCAGACACATAAACCTTAAGAACATACTCAGTGCTACCAATAACAGAGCTTACCATATCTGCATTAAGCTGGTCAATAGGTTCGTTTCCAGTATCTAAGTAATTACCCGTCCCGCCTGATACCGTCCAACTCCCACAACAGATAGTCCAATCTGAGGACGTATCAAAGTTTCCATTTGAAATCATCTCTGAACCTTGTCCCCAAAGACTTAAAGGAATAATGAATAAAAATGATACTATTAATTTTTTCATATTAATTATCTCTTTTTTAAACTGATATTATCAATCGTACATGAGGCATCTCCAAGAAAATAAAGCTTTATTCCATAACAATTAGCTGATAATGTGCTAGGCGTAGTAAAGTCACATGTATGCTCTCCATCTAAATAGCTTGTATTTGCTACATAGGTCTCTGTATTGTAATTGTCTTTTATTGTTATATTAGGCCCATCACCACTACTCGCCCCTACGGTAAATTTAAGTCTATAATTAGTAGATGTTGTGATTTGAATAGCAATATCGTTCTCGCCTTGTTTAAGATCAACTCCGTATCCTCCCCCAAAATTAAACACTCCATTTTCTATTGGATTTCCAGCATCGTTAATGACCCATCCAGTACTGTCGGCAAAAACACCATTAGTAATCATTTCTGGATTTCCTCCTAAATGAGCTGAATTACTATAAGGAAACCTTTGCCCAAAAGCAACAATAGGCAATAGTAAAAATAATATGAATAGTATCTTTTTCATCAGTCTCGTTTTATATATCCTAATATCTTACTCCTAAACTTAATCGGCTTTCTCGTTAGCACCACGTTATCCATCTCAATCCATATATACATATCTTCGGGTATGTTTGAAACATCAAAAGAAGTGGTTAGTGTTTCTCCCCCATCGGCTGCTATCGTTGCTATTGTGTCACATGTTACAGCCGTACTCCATAAGGTGTCATTGTAAACAACTGAATAATTAACCGTATCTCCTGCCGGAATATTTGTTATTATCTCAGTTATAATTGTCGAATCTTCCTTTCTGTAATAATTTCCATAACCATTAAGGGCGGCAGTAATTAAGGCGGTATCTCCTGCAAGTCCTATTCCCGCCCCAAAGTCAGCTAAAGTAAATACATCTGCTAAATCAGGCTTTGCCGTTAATTGTGTTTGAATATTTGAAGTTGTACCGTCAACATAATCTAATTCAGTAGATGTTAATGTCTCTGCAATACCTCCAAGTGCAGCCCATTGATTAGCTGAAATTGTAGTAGCTCCAATCGTTTCTAACTCCTGAAACTCTGTTAGTGTTACCGTGGCCCCGTCTAAAGGCGTGTTTATTTCTGAGGCTGTTGCGTTTATACCTAGAGTAACTAATTGATCGGTAGCGGCTGCATCATCCCATAAAGCAATCCCTGCTGCCGTTGCTCCTCCTAATCCCGTCCATTGTGCTGCACTTATTGTTGTCGCTCCTACTGCTTCAAGTTGTTGAAACTCTGCTAGGGTAACACTTGCACCATCCAACGGAGTATTAATCTCTGATACCGTTGCTGTAAATCCTAAATTTGATACGGCTGTCGGATCACTTACCAATTCACTAAGGTTATTAGCTGCTAATAGATCACCTCCACCTCCAGGTGTTGTAAATGTCGGTGCTGCTGCTGCCCCGTTTGATTCAAAATAAGTACCGTTAGCCCCTAAAGCTAATTCTATCATATCGCCCGAACCGTCAGTATAAAACACCCTCCATGCAGTACCATCTAGTAAGGTTATTTCATCTCCTACCTCTACTGGTGTTACTGTTGATCTGTCAGCATAAGGAACATAAAAAGGTACTGTATCAACACCAACAAAAGCAGCTAATTCGCCCGTTGCTAATTGTGGTATCGAGTCTATTTCTTCTCCACCACCTACTGTAAGATGAGCAACCGTATGAGTGCCTGCAAATACAGCATTAAGAGCATTGGCTTTTAAATCTACTTGTGTAGTCGTAGCTAATGTTCCCGAAGTTGGTAAGGTTATTCCTGTCGCTGCCGTTGTGGTTATTGTTAAGGCATCAGCACCCGCAAGAGTTAATGATCCGCTTGCAGGAGTAAAGCCTGTTACCGTTCCAGCCGTTAAGCTTGCTGCCGTTCCTGATATATTTGTACCTACTAAAGCCGATGGTGTGCCAAGTGCAGGAGTTACTAAAGTAGGCGATGTGCCAAATACTGATAAGCCGCTTCCTGTCTCATTTGATAAGATACCCGCTAATTGAGCTGATGACGTAGCAGAAAAGACAGATAGATTATCCGTTGTATAGACTCCGTTTGTTACCGTTCCTGCATTACCCGATACGCTACCTGTGGCAACACCAATATTAGGAGTTGTGAAAACAGGTGATGTTGAATAAACCAAATTAGTAGTATTCGTTCCTGTCGTTCCCGTTGCTGTATTAAGATAATTAAGTTGAGTACCCGTTGAGGTAACTGATACCGCACCTAATGTAAATGGAGTTGGGATAGTTACCGTACCTGTAAGTGTCGGACTCGTAAACATTGTTGCCTTTGATTCATTGGTGACGTTTTCTAAGCTAAGACTTGTTCTTGCTGTTCCTGCCACTAAGCCTGTCGCCCCACCATCCCATTTTAATCTATCAGTATAAGCAGTATTCCAATTTGTAGAATTATTAGTTATCGAAGTACCCCAGGCCGAACCCGTTGATAAGGCTATTCCCGCATCAGGGTAAACCATACTTCCACCTCCGGCAGCTTCACCCGCCCATGTATTTGTTGAGGCGTTAAATGTCAAGACGTAATCTTCTGTGACATCGCCAAAATCAATAGTGTTACTCTCGACCGTCATAGCTGCGATTGTGGTTGTTCCTGTTAAGGCTGAATTGGCTAATGTGGCATAAGTTGTAGCTGCTAATCCCTTTCTTAGATATGGCAATATCATTGCCGTTGTATCTGTTATCGTTAGTTTTGCCGCTAACTGATTCGCTAAAGTTGTACCGCCAATACCGACCAACATATTAGCCTCTGCCGTACTCCATAAAGATCCATCAAGTAAAGACATCTCGGCTAATTCAATATTATACAGATGAAGCCTGTTGTAATCAATTATTAACTTATTAACCTTTCTAAATGCAGCACGGGGCGTGTCCCCGGTTCCATCATCCGCCACAGTGCCTATATTTGTAGAATCTATCTGAGCCATTAAAGCAAATGAAGATATTAGCAGGATAAATGTAATTATTAATTTTCTCATGTTAATCTATTGTTTGATCTATTGTTATATCTGTCCGATCGATGGTCCAATCTGTTGAATCTATCGTTAATGCCGTAATCAATGAGCAATCTGTAATAGAAATAGTCCCAGTATCCATTTCATCAGTTATAGAAACAGTCCCCGTATCCATTTCATCTGTAATCTCAATCACTACTATATCCGTTGCACAAGCCATATCTTTATTTTAATCAGTTATTGTCCAAGTACCTTCTATATATGTTTTAACCGTTGTGTCAGCAAACGTAAACACTAATTCAAAGTTATACTTACGTGCTGCAAATGTAATTATTTGTGCATCAATCTTAAATATACCAGATGCAGCGGTAACAATTGTAATTCCTCCGGCACCAACCGTTGTAAGAGTTTCCCCTGATTGTTTTAGGGTTAATACAATGGTTGCTCCTGTTAGATCCTTAACTACTCCATTTACTTTTAATATACGTTGCCAACCTGTAAAAGTATCTCCTTTTTCTGCCGTTGGTAGTGTGACTGTGTTTGCGTAGCTTGCTTTACCCATAATTTATATTATTAAAATTCAAAATAAGCCCCCAAAGTAAATATTATATATGCGAGTAATTTGACTCCAAAATAAACCTTCCCTTTTATGTTCCTTGTGTAATAGTAAAAAGTTAATCTTATCTGTTTATCAAATCCCGTGTTTCCAATATACCATATATCTCTTTTTGCATGCCAACCCATCAAGCAATCAAATACCATCCAGAAGAAGAAAGCATTAACAAACCATAGGATAATAAACTTCCACGCCTGAATAAATAAGTAAGAATCATTCAATAGAAACATCCCTATACAAAAAACCGTGTTAAGCACTATCGCCTCTTGTAAAGCCCACCAATGCCATTTATATTCTGTGCCGAACAAATGCTTATCGTGCATTGATCTACTCCATGCGTACCATAAAGTAAAAATAGTTGATATGATAAATGCTGTAATCATTTTCTAATAGTTATTATCTTTTCGTCTATTGGCTTAATCTCTATCTCGATAGGCTTCCAGTCAATAGGCAATTTAACAACCTTCTCAATAACCGATATCTTTTCAACCACCTTGTCAAATTCCACCCTCACATCAACCTTAGTAATAACACTATCAACCACTTTGTCAATAGTGTATAATACTTTTGTAGATGATAATTCTCTAGGCACTTTAACACTATACAATTCTGCTTTATCAGCCTTATTGATATCCTGCCATTTTTCAGCATTATACCCTTTACAATTCTTTTGTAAAAAGGCATGTACCTTATCTGAATACTCTATTGCGCTTTCCGCATTATTAAAAATTGCTATCATTATAAACCGTATTTAGTTTTCAAATAATTGTATATAATATCCTGATCTGTTGCGGTGTCAGCCGATTTTCTCGCTATAATCTCTTTTACTTCTATGTTAGCAACATTACTACCTGAGTTTCTTGATGCGAGAGTAAAACCATTTGCATCAGATGCACCGTAATCACCAGTCAGGGCAACTGTTTCGTTTATTTGGAATGTACTATTAGCTCCATTGAATAATACCCTAATAATACCCCAGTCGCCAACTGCTAAATTAGAATTATGGGCAGAGGGTGTCCCGGCAGATACATCAAGTTTAGGAGTAGAGCTATTTTGATATATTAACATGGAATCATTAACATCACCATCTACGAGCCTATCAACATTAGCCCAGCTAACTTGCTTAACAACCATATAAATCATTTCAGGCTGCTCAAATGTGAAGGTTGCAGTTTTCATAAACTCACTAACGCCATCTCCTAATACACCCGTAGCACTCCAAAGCATCTGGTCTGCTCCTGTAAGTTGTACAAGGTGATGACCCAAACCTGTTCTGTCTGTCATTTGACTAACCCTGTCGGATACATCTTTAATGACATAAGCAGCAGCCGCATCATACCAAGCAACAGTATTACCATCGTCAATGATAGATGGGTAACTAGCCCCTGAAAAATTCATTACATCTTTTACCGTAGGATAAACTACCTTATTTACTACCTTATTTACTACTGCCATAATTTCTTAATTTTTACCAATCAAAACCAAATGTAACTGCACCACTGGTATAATCATCTTCCTTTACACCAGCTCTCCAACGAATAGCTTTTCCTGTGTCTTCTATTGCCACTCTATCACCCGTAGCAAAAGCAGTACCTTCATTACGATAATCCTGCCAGCGTTCATCATCAGCACATTTAAACTGAA